ATCAGCATCGTAATCACCATCATCATCTCCGGCTAATATGGCAGCGCTTGCAGCGGATCCGTTAGCGGGTAGAGTTTGCTTAACAATATGTATCTCTAGGTCATCACCGCTATCAGTCTGATTCATGCTATAGGATACCTTGACTGACTTGAGTTTCATACCCTTTGAAGCGGTAGTTCTGCCGATGATTGGGATCGGGACTTTGTAATAATCAGTCTGCGTAGCAGAGGTTCTTGTTATAATTAGTACATTCGAAGAATTGGATGCAGTCCAAGTACCATTAATAGCAACTCCTGGTGCTAATGGGATTGGGATTTCTACGTCGGTTTTTGCAATATCAACGGCTAGATCACCGTTATTCATATAAACTTCAGACATTTAAGCCATCTCCTTGATTAAACATGTTCCTGATACGTCCAGTATTCCACTGACACGTACACCTTTTCCATTGGTCGTTATGAGGGCATCGCCCTGTATATTTGTAGTTCCTTCAATTGATAGATCATTTGATGGACCTACATATAATTGCATTGAATGGTATGCGGGAAGTGTCCAAGTTGAGCCTTGTTCGACGGTCATATCTGTTACTGTAACTAAAGCAGATCCGAGATTAGAAGATAATTCAACTACTGTATCTGGATCGTAATTAGGACCATATAAACTTTCGGCTTGAGAGGATGTTATACTTCCACGTAAAATCAGATCTTTAATTCGTGGCATATTTATACCTCATTTATGATGATTGATCCGGGCTCGATTCGTTCATTTGAGTTAATCACTATATGTTGACCTGTACCATTTATTAATGAACCTTTACCAAATATTGCTACCGAACTAATATAATCAATTCCGATAAACTGTCTCCCTGTTAGGAATTCACCTTCTTCACCGCGAGAATCAAATTCATGTGTGATGAAGTTGTTTAGATCGGACCACTGAATGTCTTCTCCGATTGTGAATTGGTCTAAAAATTCATTAATTGAGTTCTCGATGCTGGTTAAGATATCATCTTCAGGGCTTGCTGTTAAATGCAATGTAATACTAACATTGATTGGAACTAATATTGGTGTACTGTATAGATATGGATATGTACCCATTCCAATTAGCAGATGATAGGGTGATGCTCCAACATACGAGCTTGCGGTTATTTCAGTTGCTCGATCATCGGTACTTTGCATTGTGGCGGCAACTGCGGTTCCGGCTAGTGTACCAGCTGGTATTGTGACGTTTGCTGTTCTACCGGTTCCATTATTTGATGTATATGTGACCGTAAAAGTTTCTTCTGATACTATGTTTATTGTAGGGCGAATCCATATGAATCCACCAGCACTAGTTGAAACTGAATAGACAGACGGATTTAATGTTGCTGCTAAACAACCCCTGGCAGTTATACCAACGGCTAAATTATCTTCTATTGCATCGTTTATATCGTAATTATTAGAAGTAGTTCCATCGGCCAGATCAATAATGATTTCAACATCTCCACCGGCATATGGTTCAATTGCTACTTCATATACATCGTCAACATCTTCTAAATGGCGTTTTACTAACAATCGAGATGCTCGACCATTAATCCATATTGCGTCAATGTATCTCTGTCGCAATTCGTCATCTGTTTCAGATTCACTTCCACCAGTAAATGGTAAAGCATTTGTGACAGACCAGACTCCTGTAACCGGTGTATCGATGGTGTTTATGAACCCCGATATAACATTTCCTACGATTCCACGAGATGTCATTATTGCAGTGACGGTGCAATTTGTGCCACCAACGGAAATTGTACCCTCTGATGTGGTAGTAGCTCTTAACCGTACTCCATTCTGTATACCGTAACAAATAGTGCCGATAGGCACAGTTATTTCGGATTCTGCTCCGGATGCTCTACTGAATGTCAAGCTTCCTGTGGCAAAATCCCCCAATCGACGCGGTTCAATTAGTCTATCTGAAACCAGAGCATCTAAATTAGTACCAGTAGCAGTTAATATTGAGTTTTCATTTTCAAATTCCCATATGCTTTGATACATTTCATAAAAAACATGCGCCATAGTACGATTAATAATTCGTCTGACTGATGTTGGCGCAGTAGCTAATAATCTGGTAGACAAACTAGATTGAATAGTCATTATTTCGTCATATAATGAATCTTCAGTAATACTATCGTCGCTGCTCATGGTTCTTCTCCAATCGATAACATGTTGATAACTTCATTTAATAATTCTTGATACTCGCTTTCTTCTAAGATAAGAGAAATCAATTCGTTTTGTGTATAAATAACAATTTGTATAGAACTGATTGATAGCCCTTTAACATCAATGTAAAGAATTCCAAGATCCGGAAATTGTACTTTAGCATCATATTCTAATTCTTTTGCAAGTCTGTATAGATTCTGTGGGGTTTGTTTGTAGAATAAGAAGTCGTGTAATACGCATCCTACATCTGGATCGTTTGGAACTTCGCCTTTAGGCGTAGCCAACCAAATAATGATTCGTTGTAATAGATATTCGGAATAACTTTCAGTTAATGCTATATCTCCATCGGGAGTATTTACTAGATCGCCTCTACTATGACATCTAACGTAACCTGACCTCAAATCAAGGTTAAACTTGAAATCAAACTCGTATAAGTACCTCATTGTTCCATCTCGATATACCACATTCCCGTGGGGATTATTTCACCTGAGCCACTAATGCTTTTTACAACGGTTATTACTTCATTTGATGCTATTTCAGCATTAGTTATCGTACCAAAGCTGTTTTTAGTTTTCACATCAAGCGCCGAACTGCATGCTAATTGCGCTATTTGATCAGTTCCGGTTCCATCAACGCCGCGATTATACACCGTTAATGTGGCATAATCAGTGACTTGTCCGAATGCGATACTTGGTATAAATCCTACATCAGTAATGGTGAATGACTGTCCTGTTGGAACTTCAAATAATATTTCTTCCAGTGTGTCATCGGCGGCTTCGGCTACTCCGGTTGGTAAAATCGGATATCTGGATAACATTTTAGAAACTGATGTATTTATAGCGGGTGCAGTCAAAACTACATCGACTAGTTTAGCGATTGTAAAACCGCTTGTTAATGAACATTCATCAACAGTTCCGGTCCAAACTGTAGTGATATCATTTTCAACTGTGGATATTTCAAGTGAAGATCCACGAGTTAAATGCGCCATAAAGGTAGAACTTAGACTTTCACTAACAATTAAGGTTAGTGTATATAAGGCAGAACCATTATTAATAATTTCTAGTTTAGGATAGCCAGATGTTATTTTGTGATCTGCTATATAAATATCCATGCAAAATCACCTTATATCGTTATCCAACCATTCAATGGCGTAGAACTGTAAGTTAAATCTGAACCGGAACCATTGGACATTACAACTGTTCCTAACGCGCCAGGAGCTAATCCACCGAATGCGGAAGCGCCTTTCATAATTATCGTACCGCGAGTTGATCCACTTAAATCCAAATCGCTAACTAAATTACTGTCATTTGTTATCAAGCGAACTTTTGCAACACCCTTTGTGCAATATGCTCCAGGTTCAGCTGATGTAGTATCTTTAATACCGGTGCTGTCGCATAAGACAATTGCTAAAAGATACTGTTGTAGGCCGGTAAGTTCTGGTGGTGCTGGAGTAATATTATTTAGAAATCCGGATAATGATTCTGGTGTACCTTCGGTTCCTGCTATACGTTTAATGGTATCATCTGCACAATCCATAACTACTAAGTCATATCGATGTTTTCCAGATCCAGCGACTGTAAAGCCGGAAAGTGTTCCACCGTTATATGTTTTTGTAGTTTTTCCGCTTTTATAATGTCCACTGCTTATAGCAACGGTTGCAGCATCAGACCACGTTACAGCCATTCCGTCTACACCACAATAACCCGCCTGAGCAGTTGCATATCTCTGAAAAAGAACGGTATGTGCTCGAATACCATCTCCTTTAGTGGGAAATTTATCATAATCTATTGTCATCACTCAAATGATGATTCGGCCTTTTATTGATGAGGCCGCATAAGCACAGTGCTATCATTTTGTAATACGAAATCTATTTTGTCTGTGTTCAAATGTTTAACAACGGAGCGGGGCAACAAAATGTAACTATAGCCAGCGCGGTTTATCGATATTTTTCGTCCTTTGAATACAGGTGTATTATTACCTTCCATTACTAATAATTTATCCATTATTTTTAAACCTCTACCTATATATGTACATTAAAACTATATAAATCTTTCGGATGCACGTACTTTTGTGATAACGTGATTTTCTAATTCTAATGGCGGGAGAAAAGTATATAAACTTTATTCTTGTATTAAAATGTATTTGATATCAGCAGACCAATTTATACTTTTGGGAATAACATATTTTTTTCGACGGAGGTTTCGTTCTCAATCTAAATGGGACGAAACTGTAGTCGATTAATAAAACGAGTTTTCTCAATACTATTGATTGCGAATGATTAAATTTATAAAACTACTGGATCCAGCCGTCGATTCATTAATTACCTTATATGACATGTATGTGGTAAACGATGAAGATGGCATTTATGGATATTTTGAGACAAAATCATTTTTTACAGTAGAAGATGACTACCTTGAGGATCTGTTATTAAAGAATGTTATTCATTTCGAATTGCAGGATCATGATCATGTAGTACTGAAAGACTTTAGAGTATATGTTTATTCAATGACATCTAATTATTTCCAGCATCACGACAGGTATTATTTTGCTAATCGAGAGGATTTTGATCTTAGTGCGTTTATGTGGAACTGCGAGTCGAACAGGAGTAAATAAACATGCAGATAGAACACGTATTAGAAACTATAAAGTTACTCGTAGAGGCTCATGGGGATAAAGAAGGATGCGTTGGACTTACTACTGGTAGTATGTCCGTTCAGTTCCGTTTTGGTAACGGATGTTCAATCGAGTGTGGAACTTACAATAATTGCCAACGATGTTTGGTGCTTCATGGAGAAGTGCCTGATGGGGTGGAAATCGGATGATGAAACAAAATCTAACTCCAAAAATTGTGGATGCTATATGTTCTATGGTAGAGCGTGGTAATTATTTAGATTCGGCTGCGGTAGTGGCCGGAGTATCACCCGCTAGAATTAAACAATGGATGGAAGTTGGAAAAGAAGAATTTGATCGTAGGGAAGCTGATGAATTTCCAAAACAATCCTTAGACTTGTTTGTAGAACTATATGATCGAGTTTTAACGGCTCAAATGCAAGCTGAAGTTGCATTGGTTGATATTGCACGAGAAAAAGCCGAAGAAGGCGATGTAAGGGCCGTTGGTTGGATCCTAGAGCGTACTAGGTCTGATCGGTTCGGTAAGAAAAGCGTTAAGGTTTCCGGAGATGATGGGAAACCAGTTAAAGTGTCGGTAACATTTGCGGATTTGGTACGTGATGCCACGAAAGATTGATGATTTAAACGCGGCAACAATACAACAATATAAAGAAAATCCTGTATATTTCTCGGAAAATATCTTACATGTTAAGCCATGGGAAAAACAAAAACAGATTTTGAATGCTGTTCGGGATTATCCTAGAGTATCGGTTAGATCGTCTAATGGAATCGGGAAATCGAATGTTGCTGCTCAAGTGATTATGTGGTTTTTATATACACATAAAAATAGTATTGTATTGAATACTGCTCCTACGTGGAGACAGGTTGAAAAAATAATTTGGAAAGAAATTCGTATTAATCATCAACGTGCTGGCATTCTCGGTGGTACATTAGCTCCAAAATCACCTGAATTACAGATAGATCAGGATCGTTGGTATGCATCGGGTATATCAACTAATCAGCCTGATCGTTTTCAGGGATGGCACGCTAAAGATATTTTAGTGGTTGTGGATGAAGCTGCAGGTGTCAATGAAGAAATATTCGATGCTATTTCGGGTGTTCTAACTTCAGAAAACGCGAAAATGCTTATGCTTGGAAATCCAACGTCAGTTGGTGGTACTTTTTATAAATCATTTTCAAGTGGTGAATATAAGACTTTCCATATCAGTGCTTGGATGACACCGAATTTTACACACTTTAAAATAACTCGGCAGGACATCATTGATGGTACGTGGAAAGATAAGATGGGCGATGAACTCGCTCCTTATCCGTGGTTAATTCAGCCGAAGTGGGTGGCATCTCAATACAAGATGTGGGGATTGGATCATCCAGCTTGGCAAGCAAGAATTGAAGGTAACTTTCCATCAGTTGGTGAACACACATTGTTACCGTTGGATTGGATAGAAGCTGCACGAAATAGAGGGTTGGATAAAGATGCGAAAAACTAGAGTTGTGTATCTGGTAGATAAAATATCAGATATTTGTGGGGGTGATATAGAGTGACAGTTTCGATGGGCGTAGACTGTGCTCGATTTTCGGGTCAGATCTTTCTGTGGTAGCTGTAGTTGATGATGCTGAATTACTACCATTACATGTATTTAAGAAAATGGATACGATGGAGTTAACTGGTAATGTTATAGCATTATATAAGAAATACAAGCCAGTTGATATTAAAGTCGATGTAATTGGTATTGGAGCGGGTGTGGTTGATCGTTTGCGTGAGCAAGGATATCCGGTCAATCCTGTTAATGTTTCATCAGCACCGAATAATACTGAGTTATTTATGAATCTTAGAGCAGAGATTTGGTGGAATTTACGAGAATTACTGGATCCAAATAATAAAAGAAACATAGTGTTTCCAGATGATGAAGAGCTTTTTGCAGATTTAGCTGCGGTTCAATTTAAATATAATTCACGCGGAAAAATACAAATAGAAGAAAAAGAAGAGATGAAAAAGCGTATACAGCGATCACCGGATCGTGGTGATGCTGTTGCTATTGCGTTTAGTAATGTGTTTAATCCAGCGAGTTTGTGGTATCCAGATAGCGCGGTTACTCGTCGTTTTGGACAGAATGCGTATAAAGGGTTGATTTAATGAAGTATAATGTTCCTATTGGCAAGACGTTTACCCCATTGCAGATGACGGGATATTATCAAAGTACTCCGGGGTCATCTCAAAGAATAACAGCTGCTATATTAGCTAATATAGCTCAGGTTGGGCCTGTCCAGCGACAGTTACGACAATTATCACTTTTGGGATTTCCGGGTTTTGATTTTAATATCATTGGCGACAGTGAGCCTAGAAAAGCAAAGTTACTAAAGAAAATAAAAGAACTTGATAAACAGGTCAATACTCTTGATCTGGTTAAACATTGTTTCTATGATATGACTGTTTTTGGATCAGCGTTTTTTGAAAAAACCTATAAGCAAGAAAGCGGTTGGATCATTCCTAATGTAGTTCAGTGGTTGCCAGCCAGGTCTTTTGCTGATAAGCCAAACACTTTTGTCGATGAGGATCGCTATATTTTCGGTAGGATTTTACATGGTGTAATTTATGATACTGTTTCAATGGAAACAGAATTTTATCAAAAGGTTTCTAACACCGGAGATTACAATAAGATTCCAAGTGAACAGCTCATGTTTTGTAAGGATCCTAATACCGAATATCCAGATGGTGAATCATATTTAGCGGGTGTGGTTCCAACTGTTCAGCAATGGCAGTTTATGCGAAAGAACTTTGTTCAATTCATGTCTCGTGTTGGAAAACCAAATGCGGTTGCTAAGATAATGCCAGAATACAATAACATGACATTACAACTTCCTTCAACAGTTGGTTTATCGGCAGGAAGTCATGTAGCTGCTAATAAGGCATTTACCGGAGTTTGGAATTATTTAGATACTCTGGTTCAAGCGCAGGGATCGGAAAATGCTTTTGTTCTTCCTCCATACACGGACTTAGTTTATCCAACGATAAATTCAGCGATTAATCCAATTGAGCCTGATCAATATTTAATACGCGAAATTGTGTCACATTTATTCCCACGAGACTATTTAGAATCCATTGGAAAGTCAATTCAATCTTCTGGTCAGCCGTTGTTGTTACTTTTAGAAATGATGGTAGCGGGTCATCGTGAAATTCCTGGTAGAGAATTCGAGAATTTCTGGAACCATGTATTAGAATTAAATGGATATGAAGAAAAAGTACAGCTTATTTGGTGGAACTTATTACCAAAGGATGAATCAGTTGAACAAGCTCGAATTGTAACTGCTGTACAATCAAACATTATGCTAATAGATGAAGCTCGTGAAAGACTCGGATTACCGAAACTGACAGATGAAGAGCGAAAGTTACTATACGAAGAAGTTGACATTAAAAATCGTCGTCAGAAGCAGGGTCAAGAAAATAATGGTAATACAAATGGAGTAACGGCTGTTCAGTTACAAAATGCTGCGGTATGGGATGGAGTGTCAACATCTGATGATGTAGACGAAAAAATAATGAAAGAATTACAAGCAAAAGCTGGAATTGTTGCTAAAGTGATGAAGGATTATGGAATCGTTAGTGGATGAAGAATACGAATATGAACTTCCATCTGGTGCAAAAGTCGAATTAACCAAAAAATTAGTCGAAAATAATAACCAGTTATGGGTAGTTCTTTGGTCAGCTATACTATTCGATATTTGGTATGATTCATACAATAAAAACTTACATAAGCCTGATAGTAGAGGACGATTATACGCACAGGCGTATTTTCTTGAAGAGGGACTCAGATTTGTTAAGCAAATGACTGATACCGATTTAAAGAAGGCCCGTCGATTAATTCTTTCTAATTGGAATGGAAGAGCGGATCAATTGGTCCTGGATGTAATAGATTCATATTTATGCTCGACTCAACGATTGCAATTAATATTACGAAGCGAGATCCATAAAGCTGTTCAAGGTGCGGTTATTTCAGCAGCGAAAACCGAAAATAAAACCATGAAACAGCGGCATTGTATGCATCAAAATTCATGTTTGTTATGTATTCAATTGGATGGTGAAACTGTGCCAATTGATTCATATTTTTCAGACGGTACGTTTGATGCGCATACTCATATTGGATGTCGCTGTCAGCTGGAGTTCAAATGAAAAAAGAAAATTCAGTTCAGGGATTTACTGATAAACCATGGGATCCATCTCGCGATAGGTTTACTGATGACGAATGGTCATGGTCATGTTTAGTATGCGAAGATGGCGTATGCAGTTTACCGATCCGTGAACCGGATGGTGTTATAAATATTAATGCTGTTCGAGATGCATATGTTCATCTTCCAATGGATTCTCCGCATAAAATTGATTTAGAAAGGTATTTAATTGCATATCATAATCAAAATCATGCTTTTGAACAGCCGTATTTAAATTCTGCTGCTGGAACTCAATGTGATGTAATAAATTATGAAGATGAGTATATAATAGAGCGCCCTGTTGTATTAATGAAAGAGGGCGTTTTTACTGGCACTGACGGAATGCCACGAATGAAAATATTTGAAGTTTTCAAGAATTCGGCCCATTGGCTTGAAGGTGTTCCGATTATTCGTAATCATCTACCAGCCGATGAAGAAGTTATGCCGGACTCTCCGAGGATGGGGCAAGTGCGATCCGTTAAAGTTCGTGAGGATTCACGAGATGTTTTCGGTATTGCGCGGTTTTTCAAAAACAAAATAACTCCTGAAGAATATACTGATATTAAGAGTGGAAAGAAACTTGATGGTTCAATTTGTTACCGTTGTGGAGTAGAGGTTTATAGTGAACCAAAATTCTTCAATGGCGTACCATATGTTGGATCTGAAATAGGTGAATATGTTTTCTATCATTATGCAATTGTGAGTGAAGGCGCATGTTCTTCATCCGATGGCTGTGGTATTAATCAAAATACAAAAGGTGTTACAATGACTGATGGTAAACAAGAAGGTGCTGAAGGTACTCCTACACCTGTTAGAAATCTTAGTGTGAAAGTAGAACTAGACGACGAAAAGGTGGAAAAGATTCTGAACGCTGCTCAGGAAACCGAGAAGAAGCTTAATGAAACAATTGCTACTTTACAGGCTTCTGTCACCGAGTTAACTGAGAAAGTAACTGTTACTGAGAAGGCTCTAAATGAGGCTCTTACTACAGTTGAAACCTTGAACAAAGAGCGAACTCAGAAACTCGAAAATGCTGCCGCTGAAGAAGCTGCTAAGACAGAGGCTAAGAAGCTAGAAGGATTTAAGATGCATCTTAATGAAGCTGCACGAGAAAAGGCTTCTGAGTATTTCGAGGAGTATAAGAAGGTTGGCGAGTCTTGGTTTGTAGATAATCCTGACAAGCACATGAACGCTGCTCCTGCTGGCGAACCTATGGGTTCTCAGAAAGTTGTTATTGATAATTATAACAGTGCTTTAACCGAAGCTCAAGAGGCTCTGGCTAAGGTTGGAAGGAAGTGATTATAAATGGCTTTTAAGAAAGTAGATTTATCTGATGGAAATATTACTATGTCTGCTGCATATGCAACAGCACCGGGTTCTGCAATGGTTAGAACTGCTGCTGGTAAGGCTGGTGCAGTAAAGTTAACAACTGAAACAAACGTACTCGGAATCGTCATTGATGATCCAGTACAGATGACTCCTAATGAGGGGTTCTATCCTGCTAATCATCCACTATCTATCAAGGTAGAAGGTAAAGTTCGAGTAAACGTAATTCCAAACGGCGCTGACGTTAATATTGAGGCCGGAGACTACTTAGAAGTTGCCGATGTTGGCTCCACTAATACCGGAAGACATGGGTTACTTGAAGAGGCTGGTTCAAATGCCGGTGCTACCAAGACTGCAACTAGCATTGCTCGTGCTCTTGAAGATGTAACCATGGGTGATGAGGGTTATGATGTGGTTTCTGCTGTAGCTGTCGGAGATGAAACTGTAACTTTCTCCAGTGCTGCCAAGCTAACTGCCATGGATCTTTCCATTGGTGATTATGTATTACTGGAAGATTTAGATGGCAATGTTCAGCTGAACCGTGTAAAGTCTATTGATTCTACAACCGTAATTGGGCTTCAGATACCATCAACCGTTGTACTTAACGGATCTACTGATTTACTAACTAAAGTTTACCAAGTTGCTGCGGTATTAATTTAAGGTGATAAAAAATGGAATCTATGTTTGGTGCAAGTGCAATTCCTGTGGATTGGGTAACAAATTTCACTAAGAGAATTACACTTTATACTCAAGTTTACGGCGACAATATGATGGCTCGCCAGATAGTGGCTAGGCGAAGCCTACCTTCAACCGCTGATATCGATGTGGTATTGAAGTACAAGGATGCCGGTCAGAACGCTGAGATCGTTGCCAAGGGATCTGTCCCTGGAACCATTGGAACATTCGCAGAGAATGTTAAGTACGATGTGTTCAGCTTTGCAACATCCTTCATTATAAACGAGAGAGATTTAGCCAGAGATCCTGAAATGCAGGCTAGAAATATTGATCTCGGAATGCGATATCTGCATAGACTTGAAGATGATGTAGTTATTAATGGTAACTCTACCTATGGCATTGTTGGATTAGATGGCGTTGCCGCTCTGAACGAAGCCGGTAAAGTTGTTGCATCTGGTGCAACTGGTAACGATGTCAATAACAAGGGTGCTTGGGATGGCTCTGAGACTGATGCTGCTATGGATCCTTATGAGGATGTATTAAACGCTCTTGCAAGGGTAGATGATAAGTTTGCCAATTCTCAGATGTTCTTGTTAGGCCGCAGATCTGAGATGATCGGAATGTGGCGCAAGGATGCACAGCGTGATGCTTTCTTACCTCAGATTGCTTCTCTGCTTACCGGAAATGAGAACGATAGAAGCTTCCTGAAGTTCTCCGATGCTGTACCCTCTGGATACGCATATCTAGTATGTAAGGATAGCCTGTTCGCTGAGATGGTTCATGCTCAGGATATCGCAATTGACGCTAACTATCCACGACAGAAGGGTGGAAATTACTATGTTGAGATGAGAGAGTGGCTTATTCCTCTTGAGACTCACGCAACTGGTGGCGTTGTAGAACTAGCCATTACTTAAGGAGGTTGGCTTAAATGGCAACCACACAAGGTAGAGGATTCGTAGAAACTCCTATTGCTTCAGCTAAAATTGGTAATTTATCAGTAACTACCGGTAAAATAAACACCGGGGCCGTTACCGAGTCTAAATTAGCAGCTGATGATGAGGTAGCTTCTACATTTTTCTTAGGTCCCGTGATTCATGATTTTGGTGCATCTGCGTCTGCTGTAGCTACTAAGCTCACCGATGCTGCTCCATGCAAGCTAGAAGTATTAGCCGTATATTTTACTTTAATCGAGGCTAAGGCTGGCGGAACTGGTGATGATGTAACCAAGATTACGGTAGATGCTGCTGGTACAACTGCGTCTACTGGTAGTGTTACATTAGACATGTCTGATACTGTATTCATGAACCACTTAAATAGCGTGGTTGGTGTAGCAGGTCTTGGAACTGCTGATGCTCAATTTGCTGAGGGTGCCGATATTTACATCTACACTGATGCTCAGGCTTCTCGAAGCGCTGGAAAGTACTCAGTTGTAGCACTTTGTAAGAAGATATCTTAAATCAAGATATCTTTTTTAATATTTTTAGGTGGTAAGTATGACAGAATCATGGGCTTACGCTAGTTCGACATCAATTAACATAACGGCTTCACCGGCAGAAGACCTTCGAACGAAATACTGGCCGGGACAATGGATTAAGATTACCCAAACAACTGATAAGTTTTTTATAATTACTGAAACAGCTTACTCTTCTCCAAACACCACATTAACCGTGGATGGTGGTGGTATTTATACCGTAGCTAATGCTGCAATTACAGCACATTCATATTCTATTGATCAAGCACCGAAAGATGTTCCATATAATTTCAAAAGATTTCCATACAAGTTAGATGATTTGAATGCGCCAGATGATAACACTGATTTAGATGCTTCAACCACAAAACATGGCCTTATGCCGAAGTTTCCAAATGCAGGAAAACAAGCATTAATTGGAGATAAGACTTGGAGAACAATAACTTGGGGTGTTGATTTTGAATTTGGTGATGGATCTGCTGTCCTGACAGCACAATCAAAAACATCAAGATGTGGTGTAAATGCTTGTAAAATCACTAAAGCTTATATTAGATCTATTGATACGGCGGGTGTATTAAAAACCGGATCTGTAACGTGTACTATATATATTCACGATTACAATGGAGCCATTGGATCTCCAGTAGATGATTTTAGTCTTTCTAGTACATCATCATTAGAAGAAACTGGATTGAATTCCGGGAATGGTTGGACTGTTGCAGCCGGAAAATATGTCACAGTCGTTCTATCTGGAATATCTACCGTGACCGAGATTGTCCTGAGCCTGGAGTTCGAGGCGATTTAAATAAATGACAAATATTTATATATTTTGGAAGGAATCGGGTGATCCTCCCGCTCCATGGACTCGACTCACTAGATCAAATAGATATTTACGATTTAATTCAACAACCGGAAATCATTGGACGGATGTTGGCTCTGCTACTCATAATCATAGCAACACAATGAGTGCATTTTCATGCGGAAATTCTAATAAATCAGTAGGCGGTTCACCTGGATCTGCATCTGCCATGGATACTCATACTCATTCACAAGGATCTTGGTCGATTGCGAATGCCAATAATTTACCTCCTGGCTACGCACTAGATATAATATACATGGATATGACATTGTGGGATACAACTGTACGTACATTTCCAAATGGATCGGTCGTAATGTCAAATGGCGTATTAACTGATTCTGAATTAACTAGATTTTCAAGTGCAGATGGAAAATTCATATATAATAATACTCCTGGTTCCACAAAAGGCACAGATACTACGCATACACACTTAGTTACAGGAACTATAGCATCTAGAACACCAAGTGTTGCTGGATATGCATATTATAATAACGGGGGAATAGATGAGAATGCAAATCATAGTCACTCAATTTCTATTACATCTAGCAGCGCATCATCATTACCACAAATTTTAACCACTAGATTATATTATACTTTGCAAGAAACAAGTAAAGCACTTGCAGGAATTGTTGTATTTGTTGATGGTAGTGTTGGAGCCGATTGGAGCATACTCACTGGTTGGGCTAATTCAAATTTGGTGTCTGGAAATAGTGATCCTACATTAAGTGGTAGCGATACGCACACACAAACAATTACTGGGAACTCAAAGAACTATAATGCGAGTGGGAGAATTGTTGATACAGGATTTGGCGAGCCAAGTTGTGTAGATAATCATGCACATTATATTAGTGCAACTCTTACAAGTACTAGTGTTGTACCAGAATCGAAATACGTGATTCCGGCAGTTTTACTCAATACATTATATAAAAAATCTAGTGGCGCTCAAGTCCGAATCATCGGCATGATGATGTGATTATATATTTGGGTGATTAATAAATGGCTAAAATTGAGGAAACCGTAACATTCGAGGGCATCCTCCGGCGCGAAGAGATGCCCGAAACTTTAAAATTATATAAGTCTGACAATACTGTATTAGTTGCTACATTCAATCTAAAGGACAGTACAGGAACAGCATCAGTAGTTAATGTATATTCCAGAGAGAGAGTTTAAACATGGCTAAACCAGCGACTACAGCAAGACTAGAAGCAGCGGCAAAGGGGTTCACGGAAGTTATCAAGCGCGGCGATAACCACATTGTAACCAAGAATCCAACAACAGGCAAATGTGCTTATGATGGGCCGATGCTGGGCTTCTCCAGCAACCACGGGCTTCACAGTGACCTGCGAGACGGGATCGGACACTGGATACGTTAGCGTTTTAGTGGTTGGCTAAAATCAGCCAGCCGCTTAAAATCTTTTTGGGAGAATAATAAATGTCTATACTAAAAAATATTATATCGATCGACATCGATTCTACACCCACCGAAGTCGAAATCAGAACCGCCGAGCTGAGTATGCATAACCTGTACAACTCTGTCAGAACACTGTCCAACAAAGGCGCTATAGTGGTCCCAGGAGTAGCTGCCGGGTCAAGAATCAGGCTCACGAGATAACGATCTGAGGATGAGATGGCCGTCTATAAAGTCCCTGCATATGCCGATTACAACCGGGGCACATCCACCGGCACTGGCAGCGAGCAGACCATCGCCCACGGCCTGAGCGCAAAGCCAACTGTGGTCAAGGTCTACCCTACAGAGGACCCCGCAGGGACGACCATCACCTGGGGCACACCCTCAGCAGATGCCACCAATATTTATCTTACTGTGACCTCCGGCCAAGATTACACCCGG